GGGTTCGGAAAAAGCAAGCCGCAAGGCCGACAAATGAAGAGCAGCCATAATAACCGTAAACTGGCACTGACCAAGCACTACGGTGATTGCAAAGTGAACGGGCGAAGTTGCTATGATAGCTCTATTCTTCCTGCTCAGAGTTAGCAGGTAAGGATTTTGATATCGTTGATAGTAATTTTGCGTAAATCGTATTGTTGACAGACAATTAGATTACAATTTATGTACAATGGAGACATGAAGCTTATTTGCTTTATTCATGTTACCTAGAATACCCTATCCTTGGTGAAGGATAGTGATAGATTAAGTAAGATCCCGTATGTACAATACGGCTATATAAACTTGTTATTTTTAGTTTATATTTGTACATTATTAGTTATTTCGAGCTAATAATTACGACTAGATGTCGAATGGGTATAGTTTAATTCTTCTTGACAAGGTTTGGTCAACCTTGGAAGATAGAGGAATTTAAATACCTTCTCCCTGAGTGGGAGAGAACAAAACAAAGTTTCCGTGTATTCTTTTAAAATAATACCAGCCAGTTGTATCTCTGGTGTCGTGATGACAAGCGAAAAGATATAGTATCTTTCTGGATTACCATATTTTGCACAAACTTATGTCTGGTGTTTTGACGTGCTTAATATAGGCTTAAAGATATTTAGTGAGAACGGTATTTACCGTTGCTAGTTCGCTACTAGCAAATACACCCGACCGGTGGCTACGAGACTAAGTTACTTTGTAGTCAATCCGTAATTAAACAACTTGCTAACTCATTTAGTTTTCCCCAAATTAAAACTGTTAAGACACCTCCTATTGGAGGATCCTATAAAGGCTGGATGGCCGACTCTGAAAATTATTTTCAGAGCTCTTTTGAATTTTTGAAGGAACTTGTTCCTTCTATTTCATTAGATTGTTTTGAGAACTTAAAGCTTATCGAATCTCCGATGCTTAATATATTATTTGCTTTAGGCAAACGATTATTTTCGGAAATGAGATTGAAGCCAGGTAAACTTGTATCGATTTTATTATCAATCTACAATTTTTACTGTACTACAAATGAATCATCTTCTTGGACTCGACTTACAATCGGGTTCTTGGATATGATCAATTCTATATTCTCATTTGATTCACTTCCACGTGTTTGGAAGTTAATTAGTGAGACTGTGAAGAGATATTTTAGTTCTATTAAAGAATATTTTCTTCGCCCTGAATCTCTAGAAAAATCCACACAAAATTTTTGGAATTTATTAGAGATGAAAGATGATCGTTCTATCTTAAATATTCTTTGGGAAATGACATCGGTGATGAGCACTTGTGTTTATCTTTATGATTTTGGAAAATCTAATTTATCATTTACATCAATAGAAAAAACAATTAAAGTTGTAAATGAACATCTTTTAGATCCCTATTCTGAAATTAGGACTAGAATTCGTAAATCAAGTGAATGTATTGCTAGAGTTTTAGATTTCTTTATGATTAACCTTGAATTTATTTTAAAGGGAGAATTTGATAAGATTTCATGGACATTACCGCGACCTCTTTTATTTGAAAATGAATATTCAACTTTTATGGCTTTATATCAAAATTATTTGGATGATCCATTGATTTTAGAGAAATTAAATAAAACTTTAATAGGGTTGCGTGATGATGCACAATCACTTATTAAGGATGCTAATAAAGAAATTTTAAAGACTAAACAAGGAGCTGTAAAAGGAATGATGGTTCGTTATCTTGGAGAACTTAATCGTGCTTTAACATATATCAATGAAGCTTTAAATCCTAATAATATGAAACCTCAACCTATGACTGTAGTTTTACAAGGACCAGCAGGTTGTGGTAAATCGTCACTTGCTACTGATATTGGAAAAATTATGCAATCTATAGCAGGTAGATCATTAGATGAAGATAAAATTAAAGCTAAGGGTGGTGACCCAAAATTTGAACCAGCTATTACATCTTTAACGGAAGTTATTTTAATGGATGATTTCGGAAATGATACTGATCGAAAAATTCCTTCAAAAGAAATTTTAGATAGTGTTAATGTAACCCGAGAAGTGATTCCAAAAGCAGCAGTTGAAGAGAAAAATAAACATAAATATTCTAATATTGGTTGTGTTATTACAACTAATGATCCTGATATTGGAATTAATCAAATTGCTACAATCAATCCTGATAGTATTTTACGTCGTTTTGGTTTAGTAATTTGTGTACGTGTTAAACAGGAATTTTGTATTGAAGGTACAGAAGTATTAAATGTACATCATCCTAAAGTACAAGGTGTTACGAATCCAGAGATTTATGAAATGGAATTGAAACGTCCTTATAGAACAATGCCTGTTCCTAATTCTAGAAAACAAGCAATTGAATATAAAATCATAGAGAATTGGCGTAAATCAGAACTTTGTGATTGTCAATCAATGTTTATTTATCTTAAAGAGTATTTAAGAAAAGAATGGAAAAGAAATGTCGATCAACATGAGAATCGTAATAGTATTGATAGATTTTGTCAAAATTGTAAATTGAGTCGATTAGCTTGTACATGTTCATCAGAAAAATTAGTACCAGAAACTCTAAGATCTTTTAATGGAGTTATGGAATGGTTTAATGATGGATTACAAGATGCACAAGAGAATGTTGTATCTTTATATTCTTTTTTTGATAATTCTATAGTTGATATTTTATTTGGTATGGATGCTCGTCTCACATCTTATATGATTTGGAAAGATTTGACTTCTCGTATATTATTTATGTTTAATCATATTTTATCGAATTTCAAATTCTTTTCTACTACTTATTTTCTATTTATATTATTTTCATTTATCAATATTTATATAGAGTTCATTTTATTGTTATTATTTATATGTTATACTTTATCTGGAGGATTTAATTATTTTTTGATAAAGTTATATTTAACTTTTATGTTGTGTATATTATATTATTTGTTTAGACAGGAAGTTGCAGGTCAATTAATTTTACCTTTCTTTTTATGTATCTATTATATTTGTATAAATTATTTAGATCTAAAAATGAGAGCTTTGAGAAGACATATCCATCGTTGTGATGGTATTAGAAATCATTATCATTCAAGAATGTTAGTTTACACTACTATTTGTGGTTCTACTTTACTAGCATTTTTATTACTATGGAAAACTCTTGTCCCTATTATTTATGGTAACAAAAAACAAGAATCTAAATTGGATATTGATAGAGATCCATTAGTGCCTACTTTTGCTAAATCTAATGTTCCTAATAGAGAGAGATATCATTTCACACCTCAATTAGAACACAAGGCAAAAACTTCAAGACACGATGAAATGTTACAACTTTTATCTAAAGGTATACTTATTGTTAGAATTACACAAGATGATTTTTGTCAAGAGGTTCGTGGAATTCCTGATGGTTCGGAAGTTATTTTACCATTACATGCCTTTCCTAAACGAGGTCTTTTTGATGTTGAAATTTGTGCTGATTATAGTAAACGTACTTCAAGTTATAAAATGAAGAATGTTTCATCAGATCTTTATATACAGATGAAAGATCCTAATGGTAAACCTGTTGATTGTGCTTTATTACATTTAGATAATCTTCCAACACAAAAAGCATTAGGAAGGTATTTTTCTCAAACTCAATTACCTAAAGAAGGACCAGCTCAAGAACTTTATAAGCAATTAGATGGTCGTGTAGAGGTTATTGATGTAAGAGTAGAAACTCCTTCATTTATTAGATCTGATGCTTATAAAACAGTACATGGTGAATTTTCACGTTATCCTAGATATATTACTACTGCTGAGAATTATAATTCAGAAGCTGGTATGTGTGGTTCACCTGTAGTTTCAGAAGCATCAAATTGTATTCTTGGAATTCATGTTTGTGGTACTGGAACTAATGAATGGTATACTTTGAAATTATCAGGTGAGATGATTCAGAATGCACGAGAACTTCTTAAACAAAATTGTCGTACATTTATCTCTCATCCTATACCTACCCAATTTTCAGTAAAGAATAATTTCAAACAATTGCAATTTCCTTTAGAATGTGAAAGTCTTGCAGTAGAGGAAATTGGTGTCAATTGTTCTGCGATAGAAGAAATTGGTCATGTGTTACAAGCTAATGGTGATTTATTTAAACCGATAGCACAAACACATTATTTTGAGAATAAGAATCCTGCTTTGGAAGAAGCATTTGGTCCTCGAAATTTTCAACCTCCTGTTCATTTAAATGGTGATGAGCAAATTAATACCACACTTATTAAATTGAATAGCCCTAAATTTGATGTCCCGATTGATTTGATTGATCGAGCAGCTATTGATTATCTTGAAACATCACATTCAAATATAAGTTTTAATAAGATTATTAATGAATTAAAAGCAACTCGAAATGATTTCTTTTCAGTTCGTAGTCTTGATGAGGCAAAGAGAGGTGATGGTACAGGAGTAATTAGAGGTATCAATAATAATTCTGCATCAGGATGCCTTTATGGAGGTAAAAAGACAAGACATTATAATATGGATGTAGATGGTGATCCATATGAAATTCGAGAATTTCTTCCATATATGATAAATGATTTAGAAAATCAAGAAATAGAATGGAGAGCAGGAAGGGGAACATATGATCCTTTTTGTAGAAATTCAAAATCTAATGAAATTCTTCCGTGGGATAAAGCTCAAACAAAAACAAGATCATTTTATGGAAATGATATGGTCTTTTTCTTGAATATGACACGAGGTATTATACCTTTAAAACATGTTCTGCGTTATCATAAATCTCATTCAGAATGTTTTGTTGGTATTTCAGCACAAAGTTCTCAATGGAATGAATTACGTAATTTTATTACTAAAGATGGAGAATATTCAAAATTTGTTTGTGGAGATTTTTCCGGTTATGATACGCAATTACCCAAAGCTTTATTAGATAAAGCAGCGTGGATTTTATTAGAATTCGCTAGAAGAGGTGGTATGAATAAATCAGATTTAACATTCCTGAGTGGAGCTCTTTCATCTGTGGTTTCACCCACTCTCTTTTGGCAAGGTCATATTTTAAGAATGGCCAATGGACAACCTTCAGGTCAACCATTAACTGTTGAAATTAATAGTATTGTTAATAGTTTACTGATGAGAATGACATTTTTTACAATTATGGACGAATTTTATCCTAAAGTACCAAATCCTGTATTTCGGGATTATGTTAGATTAGCTACTTATGGAGATGATAATGTTTTAGGTGTAAAAGATACAATTCCTCATTATAATCATACTATGATTCAATCAGTTTTTGCCCGATGGGGTATCCAATATACAATGGCAGACAAAAATGCAGATTCGGTACCATATCAAAGTATTGATAAAGTGTCATTTTTGAAACGTACCTTTAAAAAACATCAAGAATTGGGAATTGTTGGTGCGATTGAAGTTGAATCCATTGTTAAAAGTTTTTATTACTATGTAAAGAGACAGAATACAAATCTTACTCCTCCTCAACAATTTGATGAGTTAGTTAAAAGTCAAGTGAGAGAGGCAGTTTTACATGGTCGTGAATTCTATGATTGGTTTTGTAACGGTGTTAAAACTGTTGCAGCAGGATCAAAAGAACAAAAACCTTTTCTTCAAATTAAATTTAATGGTTATTATTTACCAAGATATGAAGATCTTATTGATGAAGTAAAGGAAGCATATATACAATAAGTTATTATGCACAGTGTCCGGTACCACTTGAAACGTACCAGCCCGAACTCCATCGGGTTATGTGATATTTGTTGAAAAGGAGTGAATACATCTGGTTACCATAAAATCTATACATTTTTCTACATGTTGTAACATGGATTTTAAAGGCTTTTGTATTTCATAGTGTCGATGATATTTATCATCCCTGTTGGCTACAGGAACACATGTTAGATGTAGATAATTGGACTGAGTTTCCCAATTATTATTGCAAATTAATTAACTTACTTATACTAAATCTATTATTTATATTTCTCAGTTGATTAGTGCGTTGTATTTCCTAATACGTATTAGTCTATATACTGTCCATCGGTTATTGGGTTTAGATTGCAAAGATTCTGATACTTGTTCGAATTATGTTCGAAAATTAGTAGCAGAGTTACCTTCTGTAATCTGCGGAGATTTCTCTCGTTTGGATTTTTCAACAACGAAAAAATATGTAGCTGCTTTAAATGAAAATATCACATTTTTAGAAGCGCAAGCCCTAAGTCCTTTTCTTCCTCATCAGGAAAAACAAGTACAACTTATATCTCGAGCGCGAGATGTAGTTGCACGAGTTGAACTACAGAGAAGAAAGAAATTAATCCGCCGTCAACCTTTTGGTATCATTATTTCTGGTGATCCTGGATGTGGTAAAAGTTTTGCTGCAATGAAACTTGCAACATGTCTTTATAACTCTATTCATGGAAAACTTGATGCAGAACAATTAATTGTTTTGAATGAAGGTGATGAATTTCAATCGGAATTCAGAACTACCCATAAGGTAGTAGTATTTGATGATCTCGGTGCTACACGAGTAGTTGTTGTTCCCAAAGATCCATTTCGAAAAATTATTGATTTTATCAATAATATACCTCGTACAGCTTTAAATCCTAATTTAGAGTTAAAAGGAAATGTTTGGATTGAACCCGAGATTGTTGTTGCTACAACAAATATGCCTATACCTTTTATTAGTGAACAAGGTCATAATACTGAAACAATGCTGTGTCACGATGCAATGAATCGTCGTTTTATAGTTAAATTAGTTCAAATGGGATATAATAAATTTGTTATTATTCCTAATGTACCTGGCATCAAAGTTCATCGTGAAAGAGGTAGATATCTTAATGAAAAGATGTATACTTTTGATCAAATTCTTGAGATTACTAAAATTCAATATCGAGAACATTATGATGAACAAACTAAATTTTTAAATTTAGTTGAAAAAGGTTTAGAGATTGAAGGTATGTCAAATTCGCTTTTTGTATTTTCTGCAATTGTGTCATTACAAGCAGCAGTTAGATATTATATTGCAAATTTGTCATATAAAGAGAAGATAGCGGAGGCTTCTACTCTAACTTTAATCAGACATTTTGCTGCATTAGATCTGCAACATCTTAAAGTACATGCAAAACAAGCTATTATTATATATTTACGAAATCATGAAAATCTTTCAACAACAGAGATTTTAAATTCAGTAGATATATTTCAAAAGAGAGCAAATTTGTGTGGTACTATTTTGTCTTTAGCTTCTTTAGGAAAGGCAGAATCAATTATGGATGCTGTAGTTAGGTTAGTTCCAATTATAACTAATTATGCAATAAAATATGTACCAGTGCATCCACTTATTCCATCAGGAACAGCACATGTTGTTTATGATATATCATCAATTGTATTACCAGTAATGGTAAAACGAGTGATTGATGCATTTAGTACACGAATTGATACTACTGTTGTTTGTAGTAATATCAATTCAGCTTACGAGCTAACAAAGAAGAAAATGAATAGAATATCATCAGATATTTATAATATTTTCTATGGAAAGGTTCTTCAAGCTGAAAGTAAAAATCATGCTTGCAGCTATCCAGTACGTTTATTTGAAACGGTTGAGTTATTTAGAGTAAATATTACTCGTAGTACTCCTGGACCTTTCGAGTCAGATCCCTATTCCAATGGTATGGAAGTATATGAAGATTTGCAAAAATACAAACAAAAAGAACTACCCCTTAGACAATTCTTTCAATCTTTGGGTTCTATGCAGGTCGGTCGTTTACATATTTTATATGGTATGAACCTCCACCACCAACGCTTCACATTTGGTCCATATTTTATGGTCTATAATGAAGATAGAAACGTCGTATATATTATAAGAACAGTAAATTCTAAATTGAGATTCAATTTGAATGAAATGTTTCCTCTTATTAAACTTTTTAATGAGACTAGTGGAACTAGAATTGTTTTTGTAGGTAAAGCCGTTAGTAGATTAGTAGTTGCATCTCTATTTGCTCCAGTACTCCAAAAGGAAATAAGAGAAGACCTTGATGCATTGTTTAAGCTAGACTTTATGGCTAAAGCATTCATTAATATTAACGGAACCAAGATGCGTTCCATCAATGCTCATTTGTGTAATATACAAGTGGGAAATCCCAATCGTGAAAAATAAATGAAAATTTATTTTTTAATCTTAAATCACAGCGCAGATTTAAGTAGGAGGGGGTGGTCGTTTACGAACGGGGCTAATGTTTATTTAACTTGATTTTTTCAATTTATTATGTTGGTCTTTTTGTAGACCTTCTAGTAAAGAATTTTTTACAAGTTGAAGACGCTTAGTTTTAAAGTTTGTAAGCTCAACGGAGATAAC